CCAGAGTCTTATAGCTAGACGCAACAGTCTTAGTCTTAAGTTCAGTAACTCTTGCATCAAATGAAGCCTTGGAGCGAGCTTCCCTTAGATACTTAATCTCTTCCTTACTCAACTTACCCTGATGTTGAATTGCCCAGTGCAAAGATTCAGCTGCATTAAGACGACGAATACTTGTCTCAGTCTTCTTAACATCCTCATAGACAGTCTTAGTGACAGTCTTCATCTTTGGAACTGGCTCAAAAATTTTATCAGCTGCAATTTGACCTGGAGTTCTAGGTGCTACACCCAAGTCAGTGAGATATTGCTTAACACTAACAGTCTCTCCCTTAGCATTCTTAAGGAAGATATTCTCCATATCCTTAGCATCAATAAGTGGATTCTTACCCTTAGTAATCATATCAGTAGCTTCTTTAAGTGTAATTCCAGCGGCGCCGCGAGCACCACGCTTATTCATCAATTTAATGATATCAGGAAGCTGCTTATATTCACCTGTAGCGGCAAGTCTTTTAACCTCAGCATTTAGAATTTTTTCAACATCTGAAGCGTGCTCGGGATTAGTAATAGCAGCTTCTAGAAGACCGCCGACTCTAAGTCCATCCGGCAATGCATGATCTGGATTCTGAAGAAGTGAAAGTTTAATTGCACGCAATGCACCAAGTTTTGCTGAAACTTCTGGAGTCTTAGGAAGGGCGACTGGAACTTGCTCAGTAATAGTTTTAGGTACTTTAGTGGTTGTTTCAGTTGTGGCAGTCTTGTAGAGTGGTGCAATATCAAGTCCAGCGTGTTGTAGCGTTGGAACATTATGCATAGTTGAAAGAAGTTGACTAGCTTGCAGTTCATTAGCAAATGAAAGAGCACCCTTAGATGTATCATTCACATAACCAGAAGTATCTGCTGCAAATCGAGGAGGAACAAATGGTGCTAGTTCTTTGCTGCTTGAGACATTGAAGTTGGGAATAGCTGTTGGATCTGAGCTACCAATTGGTGAAGTTTTAATAGTAGGAGGACTTATAGCTTCTGCTGCACCTGCAACTGGAGCTACCTTTTCAGCACCCTTAATTCCTGTAACCAAACCTTTAATCTTAGAATAGGCAGATACAGGGTTAACAGCAGTAAGAGGGTCGATGGCGACATCTGATGCAAAACCTGCAATAGCTTTGACGATCGGATTTTGCTGCTCGAACCCGGGGCTTTTGGATAAAAGGTCTTGAGAGTAAAGTTGTTTCTGCCCACTGGCTCCCTGCCAAGCAGCATCTAATGCTCCTCCAAGTGTTGCATCATTTGCTTGTGCATCTGTTTTAACAAGTTTACCATCTACTGCTTTTACGCTACTCTGAAGGGGATGCTGTTGTGCATAATCGAGTTGACTAGTTATAGACCATAGTGGTCGAGAGATAGCGTTAATAAAACCTTTAACAGGAGCAGTAATATACGGATAGTCCAAACCAAGAATATGCCAAATCGAATTATTATCTGCTGCTGGTTTAGCTGCTGCTTGAACTCCATTAATTTTGTCACGCATTGCCTGCATTGCAAGAGATTTAGCATCAGGAGGCCCAACGCCTAATCCCGCTACAGGGGCTTGTGAATATAGTTGGGTCTGTCTCTGTTGATTCTGAAGACGATATTGTTGGACAGCCGCAAGGTCTTTTAACGTCTTCTCAAAGGCTGTACTCATACCATCTCCTTACTGCTGATTGAGATAATTGGACGCATAATTGTTATTCGTTGGCTTTGCTTCAGCCCACAGAGAAACTGCTAGTGACTGTAGTGCATCCTCTGGTAGAGCTTGTGATGGATCATTTGCAGCTGCTTGTCTATTAGCATTAACAACAGCCTGAGCAAATGAAATAGCATTTGGGAACTGGGAAGGATCAGCTCCGACAGACATTGCGGTATTTACAGCTCTTGAAGCAGCATCTCCTTGGACTCCAAATAGCTGAGCCGCCTGAGAATAAACTTTATCCATCGGAGCCATCTGTGCGTATTGCTGAGCTTGTGTTGGTTGCTGACCAATCTCAGCAATTTGAAGCTTGAGTGCGTTATCTGTCTGATCTTTCTGCTGCTGATATAGCTGATCTGCTTGGTGCTGCTGATTCGTATAGTATGTATTCTGAAGACCAGTCTGTGTTGAATTAACAAGAGCTGCTCTATCAGAAGCCAGCTTCAATCCCTGGTTACTGTAGTTAGCCAAAGCTGTCTGAAGACCAGTCTGCAAATCAGCTCTAGAGTTTGTACCCTGTTGATCTGCAATATTAGCCTGAGCAGTATTAAAATTGAGTGCGTTCTGACCTTCTGCACCAGCAAGATTTTGTCCAGAAGCATTATTGGTACTGAGAAGATTCTGAAGAAATGCACCTTGTGAAAGGTTATTGGCTAAGACTCTTGGATCATTTCCAGCATCTTGCAACCCAAGCTTGCCAAGAAGTGATGTAAGCTCATTAGCTGCTCCACCATAGGCTCCAGCAATTTCTTTACGCCCAGTGTCATATGCAGTTTGAACACCCTTCTTCTGAGCTGAAGTAGTTGCCTTTATAGGAGCGGATTGTGCGTTGATATCACCAGTAAGTGCCTTATACATTGCTGCAAGTTTAGCGTCAGAGGCTTTAGCATTACTCTTAGTCTGAGCTGTTTGCTGATTAAGAGCCTGATATTGAGGGCCAAATACAGAATCAGCTTGGGCCTGAGCTTCCTGCTGAAAATTAGGAGTACCGTTGTAAAGTTGAGCAAGAAGCGCATTTACATCCTGAGGAGAAGTTGCACTTTGCTGTTGCGTAGGTTGAGGAGCTAGAACAGTTCCAACTCCGTAATTATTGTTAAATGGATCAATAAAAGCCATTCAAATCACAGCCCATACTTAGAGGCCCGACGGTTAATGGCATTCTGCTTAGCTTCAGTGCCAGTAAGATTCTGCTCAGTTGTATAGTTACCGAGATCCTGCTGAAGTCCAGCTTCATAGTTAGCCTTAGCAGTAGACATATCAGCCTGTCGCCGAGCGAAATCACCAAGCAACTTACTAACGTCCTGACCATAGAGTCCTGACTGATACAAACCACGAGAAGCGAAATCATTCGCCTGCGCAACTTGAGAATCCTGCTTATTGATATTCAGATCGTTGGTACGTGCAGCATAGTCAGTTCCATATCGAGTCTGCTTATCTGCCATCTGTGCCCTGTAATCTCCCAGAGCCTTATTAATTGCAGCCTGCTGAGCCTGATAAGTAGTATCTTGCCCAAGCCAATCATTAATTGACATAGGGGGAGGAGCAGGCGCTGGAGCAACATAAGAGGAACCTGAACTATAAGAAGAACCTCCGCCGCTTGAATAAGCAGGAGCAGAAGCTCGGTATGGAACAGACGCTCTCTTTGGTGCAATATATTGACCACTAGCGTTTGCATTAGCTTTTGCCTGAACAGCGGCATTTGCCTGAGCTGCCATAACATTTGCATTAGGATACTGAATAGGTCCTTGATCCTGCTGTGAAAGCATCGCCATTATACTACGCTCCTACTCGAACCAAATAAATCGCCAGTCTGTTGAGCTTTCAATCTGGCCAAAATTGCATTTCTTCTGGCAGCAGCAGTTAAATCTCGTTGCCTATAGCCCATAGGATCAACAGGTCCAGACGTAGGGTTTGATCTGCCAGAACCATATACCTTAGATCCAGCAGAGTATCTATTAATACCTCCTCCGCCAACTGCCATTCCTGTATAAGCCATTAGTTCACCGCCTTAGATACTTGTTGCTTCATGGCGACTGTAGGAGTAATGCTGTACACTCTAGTAGTATTCAACCAGTCTGTGATCGTAAAGTCAACTATAAAGTAAAGATTACGAAATCTAGCTGACTTAAGAAACTTTAGAAATTTCCTACCAATACCTGATACAACGAGAGTTTCGTGTATACGCACATCAGCAGTAAGTGGTTGTCCCCATGTATTAATCGAAGCTTGAGCCCAAGTAAAAGCACTCATCTGTGCCCATGTAATATTAGATGTGTAAATAACTGGTACTGCATATGAATCAACAGTTCCAATTGCGAAACAGTCGACACCCCACCAAGAAAGTTTCTTAAATAGATTAGGTGCATTGAAATCATAAATTTTAGTTTCTAGCCTGCAATTAAACGGTTCCGATCTTCCAGCTACAGTGCCGTCCGTGAAACTGTATGTGACTGCCGCATTAACTGAATTGGAACCACAAATATATTGATTAGGATTATTATCTGTAGGAGTTGTGGGAATTGCGTACCACCTGCCAGTAGTAAATGTAACCCATTGTGACCAAGTTCTAGTGAGTGTGTAGAATACAAATATATTGTTGTAAAACGAAACTACTACTCGTACTCCGATGAGGGAGACAGTAATAGGTCTAAAATATGCACCACTAGCGTTATTAGAGATTGAAAGTCTAACATTAACCTTAGTGTGATTATAATTATACAGCTCGTAAAGATAGTCATTATGATAAACATACAACGTAGATTCATACTGAACTATGCATTTGACATCCGCTACACCGATAGTGTTGGAAATTCTAGTGACTACACCCTTAGACGGAGCTGAATCGTACTGAAATACATGTGTACTATTTCCTTTAAACAGATACAAGTTAGACGAAATAGCGATAAGGTCGATAAGCTTATCACCATCTCCCTTACTAACATCAAGAAAATCTGCACCATTCCAAGTAGTGCCATCTGCAATAGCTGAGAAATATGCTCTAGATGTATTAGTAGTTTCTTTAGGTCCAGCTGCAATCCACAATCTATCCTTGAAGACAGTTATAGCTTGACCCTTTGGCATTGTAGCTACGTTAGTAAAACCTGCTCCAGGGTCCCAAGAACCTCCAGTAACACCAGATCCAGGCTCAGATACAATCCACATCTTATCAAGATATTGAATCGCTGCTGAAGCTCTAAATCCTGTTGCAATAGAAGTCCATACTCCAGAAGCTTTTTGCCATATCTGACTATCTGTACTGCCAATAATATAGCTTGCACCAGCAGTAGTAACATAAGTACCGATGATATCAATGTTCTGCCCCGCTACAGGCCCCGCTGCTGTGTCTGCAACAATAGGTGGTCTAGATATTAAAGTTCCATCTAGATCGAAGTCAAAATTCTTACAGACTGCAAGCTCTGTATCCTTAATAGAAGTAGGGTCTGAGATGTTGTTCAAACCCCCAACAAAAGGACCAATCTTAAGCAGGGTTGCGGCCATTACATGTCATCCTGTAGCACAGTAATTGTCTGGTAGTATTGATGTGAATAGCCATCTTTATCCAGGCCAGCCAATGTTTTATCTAGCTGATTTAGTTTATTACCAGCTCCGGTCCAGTCGTCATCCATTTCATATGCCTGTGTCATACAATATTGAACAAGAGCTTGAAAGTAGATATCAGGAGTAGCCAGAGCATCTGTTGTTGCAGTAAGGATAGGTGGTTGAGCTACAACATAGAGAAGAATGGTTTTACCAGTAGTATCAGGAGGAGGGTATAGATACAATGTATCATCCCACTCATACCAGTTATATGGAATACCAGGAGCCGGAACCCCTCCTGGGTCCGTATTTCTAAGCAAAATCTCTTGTGCTTCATTGAAACTGATGTTCGATATCGGCCGATTGTCATAAAAAACACTCTCTACACTGACAATATTTGACCCTGCAAATGTGTAGTTAGCCTGTAGCGCGATAGACGTTGTAGTTGCCGTAGTTTTATTGTATTTATTCCTATTCACAATCTCTAACTGTCCGTCATTAACCCATCGGATAATGTCAGCGGTACTTACTTGGGCGCCGGATTCATCTCCAAACTGTCGCTCAACAGCCGTTAAGACATCACTAACAAGTTTCGTACTGGGAGCAAGAGGCATTTTTCCTCCTTAGCTATATGTCTTTCCATTGTGCCTATAATAATTCTTCCCATCTAGAATATGCTTAGCAATATCCATAGACTCATCGCGTTCATCTTGCCTTCGCTTCAACTCCAGTGCACGTTGAGCTTCTTCCTGCTTTTGCAATGCCTGTAGCGGATTATTTCCAGCACGTTCCTGATCGTTCATCCACAACCAAGCAACAAGTTGTACGTTCACCTCATTTTCACGAAGCTTACGAACGATATAAGGAGCATGATTCACAGGACTATGAAGAATTGCAAACGGAAATTCTTCATTACAAGCCCTAGCTGCTGCCGGAATAAACACTAGAGATAGCGTAGGATCATAATCCTTGATGAGTTCAGCAATCTCCATGTGTAGCATACTGACAAAGAAGCCTGTTTCAGGATCTAGAATATGCACATCGCCACTCATCGACTAGTTCCTGACCTCAAAATGCCCCATGCACTGAGGTCAAATGTGAAACTAGTTCCGACAATTGCCCATCGGAAACGACCTGTGAGGCCAGTAACAATAATAGACTTAGCAGTGAAATTAGGAGTAGAGGTAATAGTAGTAAGTTGGTCAGTAGTATAATAATTACCATTCGTAGAAGCATCCTTCTGCTCCACCGTGATAATTAGAGAAGTTGGCGCTACAGATGTTGAAGCAAAGCAAACCAACTGAAGAGTCTGAAACGGACTCAAATCAAAATCTCCACTCACTCCAGAAGAAGACTGAAGTGAGGCATTAAGAATCTGGACTGCAAATGGCGGATTTAGCGCTGGTGCGACAGTAGGCATTTTATCTCCTTAATAGAACACAAAGGGGCCGGGCCGTTAATCCGACCCGGCCCCACATTACCGTAGTGCTGAAATATTAACCCTCAGTGATATCCTGGATAACACCGTGAGTATTACGACGGTGAGTTCCGAGCTCAGAATACTGGTACATAACAGCATCATAAGCATCGAAACCAGAAACACGGTTCCACATAGAACCGTCAGTATCCATGAAGGACCAATCTTCCTCCTGATACCACTTCAATTCCTTCTCATTGATGAAGTACATAGTGTTCGGAGGGCAGAACGTATCAGAGACAACAGGAATATCACCAGTATCAGTGGTAAAAGCAAGTCCTGTCATACCACCAGTGAACTCCTTGGTATTAGTGAATCGCCTCTGCTGAGTAAGCAGGTTGAAGTAAGCGCGACGAACACCAAGGTTCTGGAAAATAACTGAAACCTGTCCGCCACGAAGACGAATAGTGTCAGCCATGTTAATCATAAGACCCTCAGAAAGAGCCCTGTTAACACCAGAGTTAGAGTCAACGTTTGCAGTCCACGTTGCATCAGTAACGTTATAAAGCGCACCCGAAGCCTGGACAATAGCTCCGAATCCAGTCCATTCACGTTGTGTTGAAAGAGTCGAAGTACCAACGTTACCGGTACGAACGAGAATATCTCCAACAACAGACGTAACGTTGGCACCAGAGAAAGTAACAGTCGTAGCAGTTACGGCAGTAACAGTACGGCCAGTAGCCTTCTGCGTAACACCAGTGGTGTCATACATATCAATAACCATACCGACCTGGAGCCAGTAGTTGTGCTTAATGTTAAACGTAACGGCAGTCGCAACGTTCGTAATCGTAGCAACAATACCCTGGCCGTTGCCATAAATCTGTCGGTTCTGGTCAACAAGCAGGTCTCGCTTAAGTCCCTGCATTTCCAGCTCAAGCGCAGAAAGGAATGCCTGAGAATTAGACTTAGCAAGAAGCATAGTCTGACCAGACATACGAACTGCACCATAAAGATACTTCAGTGAAACACGCGCAGCCAGAGTTGACTGATTACCAGCAGTCGGAAGCGCTTCCATTTCCAAACGCGCGCCAACACCTGGATTACGGCCAACATGAATTGGGAAAGTGACATACTTTCCACCGACCTCATTAGTAATACCATCTGAGGTCTTCTGAACACGCTTAAGAGTAGTCTGCTCATCATTCAGCTGAAGACGAAGAGAGCCTTCATAGATTTCCTTCGTAATAGCCGAAATTGTAGACATAGTAGCGCCCATTATTACACATCCTTAGCTCTGAAATGCTTGCCTGAGCATTTGAGCGCCAAGCTCTCGACGCTGTTTCTCATTCAAGCTGTCAATGGTTGGGGTATTACTAGCGGGAGCTGCTCCACCAGGACTCATAACAATAGGTGCAGAACTATTAGCAGTTGGTCGAGAAGCAATCCGATTATAGAGCGTCTCATATGCTCTGGATGCGTTAATGAGAGCTGCGTCATAATCACCAGTCTTTTGAGCTTCTGTACTCGCTACAGTCAGAATATAACCCATATCTGGCTGAATATTCTTCTTAGCGAATGTAGCTTCAATTTGACTAGTACGCTGATTCAACCAAATATCTGCTTCACGTTCTGCCATCTGTTGCTGTTGAGCTTGAAAAGCTGCTGCCATTTGTTCCTGAGTTTGTGCCAACTGCTGAAATCTCGGATCTTGCGCGAGATCAGGAATCTTCGGAGCTTGGGACTGATCTCCAAACTCTCCCAAATCCATTTCGCCAGTTTGGCCCTGCCCGCTAGGTGCGACCCCAAATCCAAAGTGTTCCTGCATCTGCTGATAAAGCAGTTTAGGATTCTCATTAAGGATTCGGTAAATCTCCAAAGCTGTATTAATCTGATCCGGTTCGACTTTTTGATCCGCATAAGACTGATACTGCTTAAGAGGATCGTACTGCTGGTGTACCTTCTGGAATTGCTCCTGAACTCCCTTATCCCACCTTTCAAGAGCTGGTCTAACTTGTGGTCTAAGAACTTCAGGGATAGTATTTAAAATTTCATCCCAAGCCGGATGTCCACCAGAAGATGTAGCCGCTACAGCTGGCTTAGGAGTCGAATCAAAACTAAATTCCAATGGCTCGTCTGAAGTAGTTGCAACTGGCGCAGAATCTACTGTTTCCTGAGATTCTGCTGCTGCAAAAGCAGCGTCAACTCGTTGTGCATTAGTCATCTCTGACATTTTAAACTCCTTAGCCGCTGTGCGTTAGCCCTGGCGACCTAGTTAAATTGTATAGGTACATGTGACGTTGTCAAGCATTAACCAAGGTTAGCTGCGCGCATTCCAGCTGCATCCTGTAGCGTACGCAAAGCATAAACCATATCATTCTTGGTCATAGTATTGAGGCGAGCTGCCGTATATGAAGAAGCAGCCAATGCAGTAAGTCTAGTCTTAAGCTCAAAGATATTGTCATAGTTATTCTGCTCAACCAGTGAAGAAGTTGAACCAGAATATCCTCGACCAGTACGGTTATCAACAAAATCAAATGTTGCTGTAAGGTCCATATCAGCCATCTTATTCTCCTTAAACAGTAGACCAGTCAGTGGCCATTAGATCAGCAGGAGAAGGTCCCCAAGGTGTAAACTTTCCACTGTTTAACCTAACAAACAAATAAGGGACTCCATCCTCCTTACCTGGATTTGTATTCTGTACCTCAAGATACTTGTCAGTATTATTCCAAGCATCTCTAGTGATCTTTGTGCCAGTCATAACCTTCTTAAGTGCATCACTAAAATCCATTATTATGCTCCCTGACTAGGTGGCGGAGTTCCTGCATTAGGAGATGAACCACCAATATCTGGCATAACAGTTGGAGAATTCTTCTGTGCATCGGTGGGTCCGGCTCCAGAGGATGCCCCTGGGAGACCGCCTGAGCCCGCTAGGAGCCCGTTCACCTGAGACATGGCGTCTGATGCAGCCTGCAAGTGCATATTAACGTGAGCTTCAAACTCTGCCTTAATAGCTTCTGGAAGAAGTTCAAAACTCTGACCCTTACGGAAATTATTGTGCACCTCAATATGCACACCATGATTATCCCATGTATTAACTGGGATAAGTGGTTGGGCCAATTGCTGAGGCGGAGGAATACCAGGAACTGGAGGAATATCTGGAGGCAATTGCTGCGGTGCATTTGGATCTGGCATATTTGGATCTGGCATTCCCATACCTGGACCCGCTACAGGGGGTTGTTGCATTCCCATCTGCGGCTGACCCATTTGCATAGGATCTGACATTCCGTACATCGAATCTTGAATCTTCTGCTGTTCTTGGAATGCTAATGCTGTCTGCTCAGAAGTTCTCTTCAGCTTAATATTTTCACGTTGTGCCGCACTTTCATCAGCACGAAGACGTTGCCAAAGTTTCTGAACACCACCAACATCTAGGATCTTCAATCCATCTTCTGGTTGAATAAATCCCATCTTCATCATATCCATAATGAAAGCTTGCCGGGCAGCCTTAGAAACAGGAAGGGCAGAACCGCCTTCCATTCTAATGTCTGCACCAGATTTAAAATCAGTACCCTTAAGCTGGAGAACATCAAAAAAGCCGTCAGTACCAACAACTTTAACAGTTCTCTCAGTATCCCAGTACTGAATTACAAGTCCAAGCAGATCCTTAGCTATCTTTTCCCAGCCCTCTTCAATTGATTGATATGTGTGAGTAAGAAGAGAGTCATCTTTTTCCTGCAAATATGAAATGGCTGTAGCGGCAGTAACTCCAGGAGGTGCTCCAC